TTAGTATCAACTAAAAGCATGTACTCAAAGGTTTTCTCCAAGTTTTGTTTGCTACGACCAGGCATATTGTTCTTCAATATAACCTGTTTGCATGATCCATTCTTATTAAATAATCCCAAAGAACCTTTCATCTCATAAGGTACTCCATCATTATCAACGAAGTCTTGACCATCTGCATAGTTACCAACATAAGTTAGTTGACCACCAGAATGCTTCTCAAAAGACTTCTCCTGTAGATAAGTCCTAAGAGGACGAAAAGCGTTAGTTTTTAATTCTGTTGTGTTAGTTGCATCAACACAACCAAAAAAACTATTTAAATCACAAAGGTTAATATCAATCATTATGGAACAATAATACCGTCTTGAATACTATCTGGCATAACAATTTTACTAAATTGATTCTTATAATGATCTACTACCTGATCTGCAGGATTATTAACATAGATCACATGCTGTTGTTTAACTGTAACATCATCAACAGGACTGCTAAGAAGAGGACACCAAGATGCAAATCCAATATTACCATCCTTAGTTGGAACTGCGACAATCGCACCACGGAAGGTAACAGTGTCTTCATTCTCTTCTATAACATCTGCTATAACATCTTCAGATGTAGATAAACGAATGATCTTTACATTCATTTCTTTTGAGGTTCTTGCTTCTTGTTTCATTGGAATTCACATTCACACATAAGTTCGGTTAATGCCGCTAAGAGATTAATCTCTTGATCTGCAACAAACGCTATCTGATATTGATATTTTGCAATGATCAGAACTGCGGCAGGTATGCTGCTAGGTACTAGAGAATCGTACATACAATCATAGATTCTCCTAAGAATAAGAGCAGGATCATTATCCAAGTTTTGGACTACCCATTTACGGACTTCCGTAAATTGCTTACCCTTTAAATATTTTACTAGATCTTCAGTTCTTACATCACCAAAGGTTGCAAGAATTGCGGAATCTATTTTTCCTCCAACGGAATATCGTTGACATTCGTTGAGGACTCTTCTCCAGTCTGGGAAGTGTTTGTTGATGAGTTCTGCGAGGACTTTCTTGTCTGCTTCAATCCGTTCTTTTTCCAAGATGGATACAAGTCGTTTGAAGAACTGTCCAGCAATTGCTGGTTTTTGTTTTCCTGTAATTGAGAACTCGATGACGGAACATCTTGAGTGGAGGGGCTCAATGATTTTGTTCTTGTAGTTGCAGGTAAAGATGAATCTACAATTGTTTGAGAATTCTTCGATACTTGCTCTAAGTAAGAGTTGTACATCGGATGTTGTGTTATCTGCTTCGTCAATGATGATGACCTTGTGCTTCGCCTCCGAAGACAACGATACAGTAGATGCAAAGTTCTTTGCATTGTTACGTACCGTATCGAGGAATCGTCCCTCGTCTGATCCGTTAATGACATAGAAGTCTACTCCCAATTGATTACACAGTGCTTTAGCAACTGTTGTCTTACCACACCCAGCAGGGCCAGACAAAAGTAAATTAGGTACTTCACCTGCTTCCAAAAACTCAAGAAAAGTTTTCTTGGTTGCTTCTGGAAGGATACAATCTTCAATAGTCTTGGGTCGATATTTTTCAACCCAAAGAAACTCATCCCTCATAATTTCTCAATCTTGCATAATATGGTTAGTACTAAAATTAGTATAGCACGTCAGTCGAACTTTGTACATGAGGTGGATTCCAATGACGGATTACTCCGCTAATAATAAAGCAATTAGTGACAAGATAAGATAGAAAGATAATAGATCGTATAATGACAATAATATCATCATACTTCTTCGTCTTCTCATCAGAGAACGAACCCAATGCATACTTCCATATCTCCCACAATTTATTCATTTTTCAATTAGACCATCAAGAGATGCTACTTCTATCAGACTACGATAATCTTTATGAAGTTCACATCCTACATAGTCTCTATTTAGAGACCTTGCAACCCTAGCAGTTGTACCAGAACCCATAAAAGGATCTAATATAATATCTCCAGTTTTGCTACCTGCTTTTATACATGGTTCAATAAGATCTGGTGGATACACTGCAAAGTGAGCACCTTTATAAGGTTTATTAGTTACCTTCCAAACAGATCTTTTATTCTTCTTAGCATACGATTTACTTAACCCAGTATGAGGGGATAGACCAGTGCCAGCATTATGATACTTACCTTTAGTACGATCCCTAGTGCCCCAATCTTTTGCTGGTTCTTTAATTGCTTCATTGTCATAATAATATCTTTTATTTTTACTGAGTAAAAAGATATACTCATGTGATTTGGTACACCTATCTTTAACTGACTCAGGCATAGGATTAGGTTTGTGCCATATAATATCCTGACGTAAATACCACCCATCTGCTCTCAATGCAAATGCTAACATCCACGGTATACCAATTAAATCCTTCTCTTTTAATCCTTCTAATTTATTACCTCTTTTATTGCACTTATCTGGTAGGTCTTGTTTAGTCTTGCTTACTGATTGTTTAGGATATGACTGACCTTTACCAGGTCTATAGTTGTAATAACTATCACCTATGTTAACCCACAATGTTCCATCATCAGTTAAGCAATCTCTTACTAAACCAAATACTTCAACTAAATTTTTTATAAACTCTTCTGGAGATTGTTCCTGACCTATTTGATTGTCTTCACCACCATAATCTCTGAGACCATAATAAGGTGGTGATGTTACACACATTCTCGCCTTATCGGTATATGAAGCAAACTCTTTTAAGGTCTCCCTACAATCCCCATAGAGGATAGAATTTCTCATTAACCAAATGATGAATCAGGTTCTAATGCAATGAAGTATGTAAGTTCATAATCCTTACACTTAAACCTAGACAATAGTTTTTGAGATACAACAACATCATAAGTACCAGGTATGATCTTAATGTTCTCTACTTTAAAATTAAATACAAACTCTTTGTCTGTTTCACCAACTGCAATAGAGAAGTCATTAGAAGTATCATTCTTCTTATCTCTTGCAACAATTCTTACTGCTCCTGCTTGACCAATAACTGATAGATCAGGTAACTGATAAATTGCTGCTGCTTTAAGTAAACGATCTAACTGTTGTGTATTTAATTCAAATGATACATCTTCACTAGGAAGATCTAAATTCTTATCTGGAGGTGTGACTATTACACTAGGATCAGCAAAGAAATACTTTGATCTCATCCTACCTTCTTTGATAACCACATGACCTGAATTTTCAAAGTCCAAATCTGGATTTTGATGCAATCCCATACCATTAAGGAATTGATTTAGATCATAGATACCAAAATCTTTTGGGAATGATTCATTAACTTCTGCTTCTGCAAGAATGTTCTTCATTACAGAGATGGTGCGTAATTTGCTACCCTCTTTAAAAAGAATAGATTGATTGATGTTGCTGAAGTTCTTAAGTAGATTGACAGTTTTATCAGAAAGTTTCATAACGAGTGTTAGTATAATCAGGTTCTTTAGTGTTGCCACTGAAGTAATAGAGGAGTAAGCAATAATGCATTGCTTTTAGTATATCTTGTTTTGCAGTTCCTTTCTTATCATAGCGACTCAAATACTTAAGTGCATTAGATCGACAGAATGATTCTGCATCCCCTACAGAGTGAATAAGATCAAGAGTTTGAGTATCTGAATTCTTATTAGTGTAGTGTCCCTTATAGGTAGAAGCGACATACTCTTTAAGATCCTCAATACCTTTATCTTCTTGGTATTTGTGAGATTTAAATCCTAAATCTGGTTGAGGTTTTGGATCATGGGCATCAGCAAAATCTGGCATAGTAAATTCAACAGTCTCAAAACTACTAGTGTCGATGTTGAGAGTCTCTGCCATGTTCTCTACTTGAAAGTCAACAGCATCAGCATATGAATCAGATTTTATTTCAAATGGATTTTCTGTTAATCCATTTCTATCCCATTCATAGTAATACTTAGAGTGAAGATCATAGTCCTCACTTTCCAGTGAGGAGATCTTTTCTGGTTTTGCTTTTGGTGGATCATATTCATCTGACTCTTGAGGAGTCACTCTAGTATCTTCACCCATAATCAAGTACATACTTTTCTCCTAATATTATACCAAGGATTCTTCATCTTGTCCATCTTCTGCTGGTACGAAGTCTGGATCAACTTTGTCATAGAGTTCCATGAAGGACTGCTTAGTCTCATCATCAAATCTATTCAAACACATCTTGATTGCTTTCTCTTTATTATTAAAGATACTAAACGCACGGATGATATGTGTCAAGCGACGAGTACTAATAACTTCATCAATACCACCATCATAGAATGTCTTACGAATGATGTCTGCCCAGTCTACAAGTCTCTTACAAAACTCAGTATTCTCACAAGGTTGTCTATCATCCAAGAGTTGAATACCAACCTCTACTGCCTTTGCTGTAAGGATCTTATGCTCAGTAGTAGGATTAGGATACTGCTGCTCAAAGGTTACACAGAATCTTTCTAAGAATGCTTCATTAAGAACATTGGTTCCAATAAATCTTCCATCTTCAGATCCCTTACCTTTTGTATTAGCAGTAGCAATTACATTAAATCCATGAGCAGGTTTTACAAACTTACCAATCTTTTTAACGAATACTCCTTTACCTTCTAGGACGGACTGGAGACACAAGATCTTGTTAGAGGCAAGATCAACTTCATCCAAAAGCAATACTGCCCCTCTTTCGAGTGCTTCGATAACAGGACCGTTGTGCCAAACAGTGCTACCATTAATAAGACGGAAACCACCAATGAGATCATCTTCGTCCGTTTCGATTGTGATGTTGACACGAATTAACTCCCTTCCTAATTGAGCACATGCTTGTTCTACACTAAATGTTTTACCATTACCAGATAGACCAGTAATAAAAGATGGGTAGAATAATTTGGACGAAATGATTTTCTTTACATCTGTAAAAGGTCCAAATCTAACAAATGTAGTATCCTTATCAGGGATTAAATTTTGTTCTACTGCTGGCATAGCGGATGGTGCTTGGTAAGATTGATTCAATTCTTCAACAACTTCTTGAGTTACTTCTAAATTCCATTTGCCGATAGCAACTTTAAATTCCTGAATTTTCTTAGTGACCGTTTGGTAACCAATATCATTCATCGCACAAAATGCACGAACATCTGCAGTGGTAAACTCAGTACCGTAATTGGTTTTTAAACCGTCAATGACTTGTTCTTTAGTCATTTTGATTTCAAAGGCCATAATAATTTGTTTGTCTCAGTGATTCTATTATATACGCTATTTAATACTTAGTGCCTTTTGAATGTTCCAGTTCTTCAACTGTCTTCAATAATTTATTTAGACAAAAAAAAGACCCCTCGAAGAGGAGTCTTTGTGAAGTAAGAATTATGCTATGAGTTCTACAAACTCACTAAGAACCTTTTTATTTAGTTGCTTATCCTTAATTGAACGATTGAAATAACTCTTCAATTGAGACTTTGTTGCTTGTTCTGGAACAACGTATTCTGTGTCATCTGCATGCAAAGAACCATCAGACATTCCAATATATTTTTTATATCCTAGTACTGGAAGAGAACAACTCTTATACTTCTTCCATTGCAGTTTTGCTTTATCAAAGTCCTCACCATCAAAACCACAATAACGATTAATAAAGTATCTAGCATCTCTATTAGGTAGAACTCTAATACCAACAAAGGATACGTAAGGATGAACATCATTTACATACCTTATCAAAAGTTGAGTGAACTCATGATAACGATGTGGAATCTTATAAGTTCTACCAGTCTTACGATTACGAAGATAATCTCTTCCAGCATTAATACCACAAGTTCCACAGTAAGGTTTTGTTTCCCAAGGACGTTCAACTGTTTTATGACGTGGAAGATGATGTGCATCACCATCAGTTAGTATCACACATTGTATCTTCTCCATTCCCCACTCTTTTCTACATTCTGGAAGAATTTGATTAAGAGCACATATTGATTCATTCAATGGAGTTCCAGAGAGACTCATCTTTCTTGGAATTGGATATGTTGCATAGTCTTTTAATCCACGAGCAACTCTCCAAATAATCTTCATCTGTTCATCTAATTCCTTAGGACGAATATCACTATTAAAGAACTCCATCAAACTAAATCTATTCTCAATAGCAAGCAATCCATCTTTTGGTGTGAAGTGATCTGGAGTATCGTTAAGTTGTAGTCCAGCATTATACTCAGGAGTATTGTATTCATATGTAAAAGCATATACTTTGAATGGAATATTAACCTTCTTACAGAACCAGATTAAATTATAAAGTTGTCTTAGAGTATTCTTTAAAACATTACTCATAGATCCTGACCAGTCAAGAACAAATACTAATCCATGACTTTGACCTTCTTGAAGAGTTGTTACCTTCTTAAATAGATCTTCATTAAACTTGTATGTGTGAAGTTTACTTGTATCCAATTGACCAGTTTTAGAAGTAGCAGCACGAGCATAAGAAGATGCTGCTTTCTTCATCTCAAACTCTTTAACAAGATAGTTTACTGCTTTTTGTGATTCCTTTTTTGTCTGCCTATAATCAGCATCACATTTTTCAAAAGTTAAATGATGGTTTTCAAAATAACTATTCCTTCCTTCAATATCATTACCTGCTTTTAATTCTCTTTCTACTGCTTCTTCCCATGCTGCCCATTCTTTTTTTATATAAGAATAAACTTGGTCATTAGAGTTGATAACACTATCAAGATTTAAATCTGGTAACTCTATATACTCATTTGGTTGTGAATCATTTGTTATAAGATCTTGGATTTTTTGCTTTAACATATCATCAGTTTGAACTTGTGGTTCACCTTCAGTATTATGTAAAGAAGCATTTTGACCTGCAGAAGCAGTCTCTTCATCTTTATTGTTTTGTGGTTCTTCTCCAGCAGAAGATTGCAACAACTGTTTAAGCAATTCTTCGTCTGATTTATTCAAGTCATCATACTCAGTATTATCTGAACCTAAGTTAGGACGACCTTCACCTTCTTCTTCTTGATCTGCTTCGTCTTCAGATTTTTCATCTTGTGGTTCTCCAGCACCTTCTAAACCTTCAAAAGATTCTAAACTGTAACGTTCTGATTCTGTTTCATCTCCATCATTATCTTCCTCCATATGATCCTTACAATAAGCATATAATACTTCTGCTGCATGTTCTGCATCTTCAAAAGTTTCAGAATCACCTATGAGGTCAACAATCTTTTGCTCTTCTTCACTAAACCATATTGCAAGAAAAGGACCGACTTTATAATGTAGGTTAATTCTATCAGCAAGGTTAAGAGTTTTAATATTCTCATTCTCTAGTTCAAAGAAGTCATCTTCAAACAACTGTTGATATGCATTATAAAAAGTTCTTCCAAGTCCAAGATACTTACGCTTCATCAATTTCTCAATACGAGCATCTTCAGTTACATTAACAAACTGTTTGGGAACCTTTACCTTAATATCTCTATTAGGTGTGAATAATGCATGTCCTACTTCATGACCTACCAACATATCATAAACAACCTCATCTGCTTTCTCCCACATAGGAAGTGTTAACACACGAGTCTGTACATTAAAACATGCAGTCTCTACATTTTTATTCTCTATAATCAGATCTTCAGTAGCAAGTAATTTTGCTAATGTGCCTTTGATTTCTAAATTGACTGTCATGTGTCTCCTCTTGTATGTACCCATTATAAAACCCCTTCCGTGGGGAAGAGGTATTAAGTAGACGCTTTTTTAACTGTCTACGTCTTTCTCTTGCACTGCGTAACGCTTGAGGTTTAAGCGTTCGCTTCGGTTCTTTGCCCGAATTGTGTTGCCAGTTAGGTAGTTTCATCGAACTTTTTAAGTGAGTCCTTAAGATTGGATGAACAATCAGGAGGTTCAGGATCTACTATACCATAGATCTTCTTCCATTTGTTGTGCAATGCACCCAT